CATGATGACTCCCTTGTCCTGACATGTCTGCAGGTTATTGCAATGAACAGGCCAACAGCCTTCTTAACAAAGTGTTTTAAAACTTTCATCTTTTTGATCTCCTAAGCTTAAACTTAGCTAAATAAACATAGATTGTTTCTACACTTGTTCCGCATTCTTTTGCGATATCCTCTGGACTCTTCTTGTCCATCCAGTAGCGCTTTTTTAACCACGCTTCATTAGTATACAGTTTTGCCATCTACTTGTCAATCTTTCCCCAGTTATTAATTGCATAATGACCAATCCCGACTGCATCTGCCACGTCATCGTCAGATATAGACTTGTCGTAATAGGTATTTACGAACTTAATTGTTTTCTGTTTCCTAAGTTCTCTTGACTTATTTTGATACCAGTTTTTTGATTTACCTGGAAAGTCTAACATTATCTTTTGCTTCTCTGCAGCGGTTAGCTTTCCATTGCCGATAAAGGTTTGCCAGGTTATGGGGTTTATGGATCCCGCAGTCCGTATCCCAGAAATTCTGGCGGCTCCTAGAAGAGCTCCCTGTATGAGTGCCAAATCAGAGGCCGTCTTGGGGCTATTTATAAAAATAGTATGCTCAATAACAATAGCGTCTATCTCAAACTGCTTAAAGAATGGCATAGACTTTCTTGCTGCATCGCCTAGCTTTTGATATGCATTCAATCCATCAAACTTAATCTTTCCGCAACTTACTAGTTTGTTATCAGAAAAGATAGCAAAAGCAAGGCTATTGGTGCTAGCATCGATAGCACAAATATTCTTGGGTTTTTCATCAGTCTTCTTTATATTTACCATTGGCAAACCCCCTTATTTCTTTGAGAATTTTATTTACATCTTTTGGATTTATTATACATTTCTGGCATAATGCTTCGTCATTATATATAGAAAGGTTTGCGCCACAAGAACTGCAAGGCCTGCTTTTTCCAAGCCTATTCCTCCTGCGAGATATTTGATATCTGGCAACAATTTTTTCTTTAGTTGCAGAATCTCTACAGGCTACTGAGCAGTAGATCTGATAAGTTATTTCAGTGTCGAAGGTGTTGTCACACCACTGGCAATGCTTGGTTTTCATCTAGAGGCTCCAAAGATTTAATCTTTAATAGTCCCTCACCAGCATCGGCACACGCAGCCTGTAGTGGACACGTCTTGCAGATCTTAGAATTTGAACGGTAGTTTTTTTCTGGCAAAGTCTTTTCTGTCCATGCCTTCCTAACTAACTTCATCCATTCAAATGCTTGGTTTACCCACTGAACATAGTAACCACCAGGGGTTACTTCGACAGGCAGAATCAGTAATTCATGATTATTCTTATTCTCATATATAAGAACTGCCTTTGTCTTATTTAGAATCTTCATATAGATTAGTAGCTGAATCAGGTGGCTAGTCTTTGGCTTGCCGTGATTCTTTCTATACTCGAATCCCTCACTTGGCATAGTTTTAATTTCGCCAAGAAGCTCTTCACCCTCCCAATTTAGCATTACGTCTCCGTAGCCAAAAATTGGTGGATCATTGTATGTAATTTTAAACTCTGAGTCTGCTAGTAGGCCTGGAACATTCCCCATAGCCTCTTGAATACGCTCATGCGACTTAGTTCCAGCAGTCATGTTGGCACCGCCGTATGCATCTGCATTGTCTGTAAATACTGCACCGTTAAATGCCAAATACCAATAGCGAGGACATTCTCCATGCGAGAATGCAATTGTTGAGGGCGCAAATGTTTTCTTTGTTGTAAACTTATCAACACGGTTAACTGTATACCCAGACCTAATCTTTTCGATTAGCTGGTCGGTATCTAAGAACGAGTCAATCTTTTTTTGAACTGGTTTTAGCATTACCTCTTTTAACAAACTTTTTGCCATTTTTTAATAACTCTTTTCTTGTTTCTACTATTGTACACTATTTGGCCGAATAGCTCAAGCCAATTATAGGAAATAGAAGAATATAACCTTTACATATTCTTCTGTAGAAAACTGTTTTATGGGTCTACCGTGCTCTTGGCCAACAGTTTCAAAGATTATAGCCGAATTTTTTGGAACATCGTATGATCTGCCGTCAATGACCAGGTCCCACTTGGTGTTTGAGTCCAGCTTATAGTCTAGACATATGGTCTCTTTAGGGCCCTTATCTCTATGAGTTAATAAATTTGGTGTGCCGTGTTTCCCAGAATACTCACAATAGGCTGCTGACAGGTATCTTTTACTAATCCCCTGGTCACTTAAGACAGCCAAGAGCCTTTCTTTAATATTTTTTGAAAATGTAATATCTTGCAGTAAAAGTCTGCCCATGTCGGAGTGTAGCTTTGAGATATTCGATAAATCTGCTCTGGTGTCTGCGTCATTCCATATTACCAACTCTCTGTTGTTGATATTATTTAAGACGGTATCTTCTATTTCTTTGATCTCGTTATCTGAAAATACATTTTCTATTATTACATTTAACATTTTAATGACTTAGCGAGTTATATACTTTAGAGCTGAAACCAATTGATTAATTGATTCTGCAGCAGTATAATATATGTTTTTCTTAGCTCGGTCTCCCTTTTCTACGTTGGTAAACCATGTTGCCCGAAAGGCCATCTTTGTAGCAATTGCCTGCAGCCTAACGATTTCTATCGTCACAACATTGACAGGAATGTCTGGTTTTAGAATTATCTTTGCAACAAAGGTTAGAGCCTGAGTTAGCTCCTCGTCCTGCATATAGTCTGCAATCTCTGACAAACCATTTACCTGTTCTAAAGTTGTCTTGTCGCTCAATTAATTATCCTTCCGTTGCTTTCTGGCATAATGCCATCCTTAAGTCCAGTGTTTCTGTAAATGTTCCATGCCTTTTGAATTTTTGGGTGCTCTGAAACCTTTACTCCATAAGCAGCTCGTTCTTCTGGAAACTTCATCGGATCTATTGGATTATCTTCACCAGTCCACCTATAGCTAGTCGGCAAACAATAGTCAAAGCTAACAATCTCCACAAACTCTCCTGGTTTCCAGTTTCTTTTAGATCTCCAGTGAACTTGATTAACAGCACTAAAAATAATAGCATCTCCGTTTTTTAGATCGTAGGGCTTGTCATCTACCCAGATAGTCCAGTCATCGACATTGCCACCAATTTGATAATTAAAAGTTACAAGATTTTCATCAGCATCGATGTGTGGGCTTAGAGATGGTACCTGGCCGCTGCCATACTTAAGATTATAGTCTATGTAGTTATAGTGAGTCAGCCTAATTGGATCCTTGTAAAGTGGCATACAGTAAGCATCCATAGTTTCTTCAATTTCTTTAGGGCACTCAAACTCAATCATTAGTCTAGACATGTGGGCTATCTTTTTAGGATGAAACCTTGTAGGTCCATAGTATTCTTCGTGGTCACCTGGTACAAGCACATAGCCTGGATCATCAATTAGTTTTCTGTTAGCCTCAATACAGGCTCTCAGCTCTTTGATCTGGTTTTCTGTAAATGGCTTTTCCACATAAATAGGCAGCTCTGAATTATATTTTTCAAACCCAGTTAAATAGTCGTGCATTTTAGGCATATTTTTTTCGTCTAAGCTCATGGTATTATTATACACCATCCATAAGTTGTTCAAGAATTGACATTTCAATAACTGCCAGCCTAGTCTTTATGCCAGACTCACCAATAACAACAACTATTGCTGGATCATTACCGTTTCTAATTGCATCAGTAGTGGCCTTGGCCCACACTTCCTTATTAAGAGTAAAAGACTTTCCCACTTCCTTAAAGTCAATAGTAAAGCTTTCCCAGGTTGCGTCCCCCTTGTGTGTTCCTCGGCCAGAGTTCTTGTGCTGTTTAGCACCCAGGCGCTTACTTTCGCTCTTCTCGCTCATAGTCTTTCTTTGTTTTTCTTGCATGAAGCACTACCCTACTTATGTGTTTGTCGGGACACATCCATGTAACTTCTTTAGTGTCTGGATATGACCTTAGAGAGTTTACTTCTACACTGCATACCTGACATTTAAAAATACCTGTATAGACGTTATACTTCGCCATTAAGCTTTGCCTTAATAGAGTCTTGAAGATCTAAATCTTCTCTTACACGGTTAACAAATGCTTCCCTACCCTGAAGCTTAGAGCCGTCTGGTAGGATATACCAGGCACCTGTACGCTCTACAATACCCATCATCTCTGCTGTGTCTACAAGATCTCCAATACTATCTATTCCTAATAGGGGGCCTCTAAAGTAAAAGTCATACTCTCCAGACTGAAATGCAGGAGATGTCTTAGAGAACTGAACTTCCCAACGAACCTTTCGGCCCACCTTTTCTTCAATAAGTTTATCCCCGACTGAAATTTTGCCCTTTATGGCCTGGTTGTCTGACTCGGAAGAAAAAAGCTTAATAACAGTCGAGGAATAAAATTTAGTAGCCTGGCCACCAGAAGGCTGCTGGCTAGTATACATAGCACTAATATTATTTCTAGACTGAGAAATAAGAACGAGCATCGTTGGCTTAACTTTGTTATTGGCATAATTTAACATCTTCCACGCATTGCTAAAGTCTCTTGACTCGGCTCCGATTTGCTTTGTATTTTCGAGTTCCTTAAGTTCATCCGTACCTTTTTCAAAATAAATGGCAGGCAGCAGTGACGTAATAGAGTCAATAACAATTATGTCTACTCCAGCATTCATTAGTGCTGTACCAACCTCAACCATTTCATTAATGGTTCTTGCCTGAGAAACAATCAGCTTATCGGTGTCTACCCCCATAGCTTTTGACCAATCCTCTGAATAAGACATCTCTGCATCAATCCAGGCACAAAGCTTTCCTTCAGCCTGGGCCTCTCCGATCATTTGAAGGCATAGAGATGATTTAGCTGACGACTTTGACCCCCAAATAAGTACTTGCCTTCCAAGTGGCAAGCCACCATTAAGAGCACGGTTTAGACCATAGCTTGGTGTTTTTTGATACTCTGTTTTAAAGCCTACTCCACTAGACAAACGTTTGCGTATCTTCGGATCTAGTAATGCCAACGCCTCTTCCATTGTTGTCATTATTCTACCAATCCACTAATTTTTTCTGGATTAAAGCCAGACCAGGAATCATTATCTGTAATTATAACTGGGGCAGACTTAAAGCCCTTTGACATTAGCATGTCAAATGCATCTGTGTCTACGGTAATGTCTATTGTGGAATATTCTACCCCTAGCTTATCCATTAGTCTTTTTGTAGCATCGCACTGGACGCAACTTGGTTTTGTATATACTGTAATCATTATTTTATTACCCTATTCTTTATTAAATTGTTAAACACTTTCAACGTCTTCCATAATGACGGTACCATCTTTTGTTTGTCCAAAGGTAAAGTTATACGCATTACCCTCTTCAATCTTCATATATGCTTTAGCAAATGAAGTTGGAAATACAGTGACTGAGTGCAGGTCACGATCGGTGTCAGCTAGAACCAACGATGCCATCTTTTTTCCTGCCTTAGTAGTGCGTGGTTTAAATGATACCACAAACTTTTGATCATCTTTGTACGGCAACATTCGATAATTTAGAAACTTTAAGAATCCAGCCGTAGACGTTTTAATCTCATCTACTGGTACAGCAGACACAATTCTATTGTCGCTAGACAGCATTATATAAGTTCTTCCAGCCTCAATCTTTGTATCTTCTTCATCAAAAATTCCAACAGATCCAGTCTTGTCTAAAATTTCTACACGACTCCAGCCCTTGCCACGCTTAATACCCTTTACCATTCCCATAAGAATAAATGAGCCCTTTTCTTCAAACTCTTCTACGTCATTTATAAATGCGTGATAGTGTGCAGGGACAGACATGTTAAATTCTGGTAGGTTTAGATACTCGTATAAATTTTCTTTAATCTCATCATCATTACGAGGATTATCTTCAAAGGTTGCTGCACCAATTGCACGTAGTGCCTGAAGTGCTCGACTATTAACTCCGCTACCTTTTGTAAAAGTAAACTCTTCCAATTCTGCATAAGAATTAAATGGACGGGCTGCCATATACTTGGTTGCAATATTGTCTGAAATATACTTAATTGCAGACAGTCCGAACCGAATACCCTTGCCCTCAATCTTAAAGTCAATATCTGAATCATTGATGTGAGGAAGCTTAATGGAAATTCCCATACGCTTTGCCTCAATCAGGTACTCTGTACGAGCATCCTTGTCCTTCTCATTCTTTAGAAGAGAATACATAAATTCGATTGGGTGGTAATACTTCAACCATGCCGTCCAGTATGAAAGGGTCGAATAAGCCACGGCGTGAGACTTATTGAAAGAGTACCCAGCATGAGCCTCAAAGTCCGTCCAGAGGGCTTCTGCGGCTTCTGGGCGTAGGAATTTGGACGCTCCCTTAACAAATTGATCACGATAAATATCAAACTCACGGGCATCCTTCTTTTTACCAATAATCTTACGAACCTTGTCGGCATCCGCCATGGTCATACCACCAAGCTCTGTACATGCCTGCATGACCTGTTCCTGATACAAGATACATCCATAGGTTTCTTCAGTAAAAGCTTTCATTACTTGGTGATGGTAAGAGATATTCTGCTTACCGTGCTTACGAGCAATGTAGTCTTTACCAATTGTGTTAGCAGCACCTGGGCGAACCAAAGCATTTGATGCGGCAAGTTCTGCAAAGTTCTTGACACCCATCTTAACTAGCAAGTTTGTATAAGGAGTAGCTTCACATTGGAACACACCCTTGGTGTATCCCTCAGAAAGCATCTTATATACGTTAGCATCCTCCATATTGGTTTTTAGGAGGTCAATCTTTTTTCCGTCACGCTCTTCAATAATTTTTAGTGTGTCTTGAAGAACTGACAAAGTCTTTAGTCCAAGTGCATCAATCTTAATAAGACCAATACGCTCTGCTTCTGTCATGTCTACGGCTACCACTGGAATGCGCTCCTGTGACCCTGGAGCAGTTCGAGTTTCTAGCGGAGCAAACTTAAAAATTGGCTCCTTAGATGTTACAACACCTGCAGCGTGAATACCAGTACCACGAATGCGGCCACGTAGCTGTTCCCCATAAAGCTCAATCTCTGGATACTTTTTGCGGAACTCCTCAGTAGACTTTGACATGCAGTACTCATCCCAAGTATCTACAAGCTTTAGAACCTTGTTGACATCGGCTAGTGGAATATTTAACACACGTGCAATGTCACGAACAACACCCTTATCTTTAAATTCTAGAAATGTTGCAATAGAAGCCACGTGGCGGTACTGACGAACGAGATAATCCTTTACCTCTTCTCGCCTAGTGTCCTGAATATCTGTATCAATATCTGGAAAGTCGTTACGCTCTGGATTAATAAATCGGAAGAATAGTAGTCCGTGCACAATGGGGTCAATGTCTGTAATACCAAGTGCGTAGCAAAGTAGCGAACCAGCAGATGAACCACGGCCTGGACCAACCATAATGCCTTCCTTTTTGGCCCACGCAATCATAGATCGCACAACTAGAAAATATGGACCAAAGTTTTTATCTTTAATAATTTTTAGTTCTTCGTCTAGTCGGTCTAGATATTCTTGATTGTCACTTAGACCACGCTCTTTTAGTCCAGCAATTGCAAGCTCATATAGCTCCCCATCTGGATCTTGGTATTGAACTGGAAGTAGATCCTGGTGATCCTTAATATCATACTCACCAATCTTGTCAACAATCTCTAGGGTATTGTCATACATGTCTTCACGATCGATACCCTGGGCCCTCATGGCGTTATGCATCTCTTCGTCTGACAATAAGTGAATCTCAAATTTATTAAACGACATTTGTCTGTCTTCGCCATACAAGTAATCGAGCTTATCCATTAAGTTATCGTATTCTAGCGAACCTTCGTATGTAGACTCCTTGTCGACCTTATTTGAGTAAGAGTTTAGGATTAGTTTTAGTTCCTGAATTTCTTTCTGCTTTGGGTCTGAGTGGTGACAGTCTGGAGTAACAACTGGCTTAATAGAAAACTCATCTGCCAAATCCAAAATAATCTTATTGATTTCAGCTGGATTGTGTGGCATAACTTCTAGGTAGTAGTCGTCTCCAAATGTTTCTTTGCACCACTGGATATGCTTCTTCGCATAGGCAAGCTCATTTGCTTCAATGGCCTTAGCAAGAACACCAGATAGACATCCAGATGTAATGATTAGCCCTTCTTTATATTCTTCAAGAATCTGCCAGTCAATGCGTGGCTTTTTGTAGAAGCCCTCAGTCCAACCAAGTTCGTTTAGCTTATTTAGGTTCTCTAGGCCCTTGGCATTCTTTGCAAGAATAATTAAGTGGTTGTAGTTAAGGTCTAGGGGGTCATTCTTTTCTTTTTTGTCCGTGTGGTCTAAACGGTCTTTTGTAATGTATCCCTCAATACCAAGTATTGGCTTAATGCCTGCCTCTTTAGCAGCACGGTACATTTCACGGTGGCCAGATAGCGAACCGTGATCTGTAATTGCAATAGCAGTCATTCCCAGCTCTACTGCACGATCTACATATTCTTGTGGTGTAGCAATTCCGTCAAACAAACTATAGTGCGTGTGTACGTGTAGTCCTACGTAACTCATTAATGTCCTTTATTAGTTTTATATTGTGTGTAAAGATTATGACATATTTTTTATACGTTGTCAAGACGTGTAAAACAAATGGGGGTACCGTTTATAGATACCCCCAAAAGTTTTATGTTACCAGTCAGTATTGGTAGAAGTGATAGACGATGGTCCATCAAAGCCAAAGTAGAAAGCTTCCTGCTCTGAATAAGGAACTTCACGAACAACCTTTTCTAGATTAAAGAATTCATGACTTCCCCAGGTGAACGGCTCTGTGTCTGGCTTACTTGGCAGCAGAGTATAGTTTGTCTCAGTTCCCTGACCATTACGCTTTAGCTTCCACTCTAGGTTAGAGATAGAGCCAGTGTCAAGTGCATACTCACGGATATTATTAAAAGCTGACTGCTTTGAGATGCCCTGTGACCATACTGCGACGTATGGATCTTCTGTTCCGTCGTCTACTAGTACGTTGCAGTAGAAACGCATGCGCGATCTCCAACCAGACTTAGGATCTTTACGGGCCATCTCGCAACCAAAGCAACGACCCTCTGAGTCTACAGTACATGCTGCCTTACGCTTAAAATCTTTTGGATTGGTGTGCTCTGAAATTACTACAGAAAGACCACGGTCCTCTGAGTAGCTTGCTGAATCTGAATCTAGCTCTTCAACAAATCTAATCTTTGCTGACTGTCCGTCTGCCAGCTTGACCCAACGAACCTTTGCTCCTGTGTTTTCATATTTTGGCTTATCGACTAGTGCACCGATATCTTTTAGCCCTCTAATTATGCTCATTATTTCTCCTTGTTTTTATAATAGTTTATTATTGTAGCATACTAGCAATTGCATTGTCAAATGATTCATCAAGATTCTTGATTGCCTCATCTGGCATATCGCCAATATCCTTATATTGTTTATCTAATTTAATTACGCTAACACGAGACCCAAGACGTTCAATAATCTTGTCTTTCATATTACCGCCTGCTTCATCATTGTCTGCAATAACAATAATGTTATTGAAGTATTTTTGTAGTAGGTCTGTTTGCATATTGGACACATTAGCACCCAATGTAGCTACCGCTGGAAATCCACACTGATCTAAGCGAATAGCGTCAAAAGACGATTCTACCACATAAACACGATCTGCAGTCTTAACACGGTGAATGTTAAACAAGGTCTTACTCTTTGGCAAGCCTGGGGTGTTTTTAAACTCTTTGCCCTCAATAGATCTGCCAACAAAGCCTATTTCCATGCCGTCTGGTGAGTGAACAGGAATCGTAACCATGTCTTGCTTTTCAGAAAAGCCTAGTACAAACTTCTTTACGGACTCCTCTGTAATAAGTCTGCCAGAATAGTACCTCATTGCGCGGGGTGACTCAATAGCCTGCTGATTTAAACGCTTAATCAAAACTTGGTCATATTGAACATACATGGGCTTGTCTACCAGCTTACGGTTTATATCCTGATCAAAATTTCCTTCTTGTTCTTTGCTCTTAATAAAACGGACTGCCTCAAAGTATGTTCTAGAAGTCATGTGCATTATGAATTGAGTTAGGTCTGCAACCTTGTGGCAGGAAAAACAAAAGAATGTTCCTTTAAACTTGTCGACTTCTCCAGCTGGTGAGCGGGAATTATTGTGGTATGGGCAAAAGATAATGTAGTCGGAATCAATCTCTGACTCAATGGTTACCCCAGAGCCAATGAGAATACGCTTAACCTGATCTGGTGTGTAAGCTGATTTAGAATACTTCACTATTTGTCCTCAAAGTCCTTGTACCTGTACCAGCCCTTATCGAAGTCGGCCTGTACCAAAAACTCTCCCATAAACCCATTACGGTTTTTACGGAATACGCATTCAATTATATCGGAATTTGAAGCACGTCCTAGGGCAAGGACCCAGTCGGCATCGTAGGCAATCTGACGAGACCAAGCGGTCTGTCCAAGTGTGGGAACGGTGTCTAGCTTATTAACATCGTCTGGGGTAGCTGATGAAATTGCAATGATTGGCATCTCTTCACCAATAGCCATTAGCTTTAGCTCACGAGACAAGTTCTTCATACGAACAGTTTCATTGTCTGACTTTTGATTAGGAGACATTAGCTGCAAGTAGTCAACAATAATTAGATCTGGCTTGTACTGATCGATCTTGCCTCTAATAACGCTTGGCGTTACCTCTCCACCCGAATCGTTTGAAATAATGTGGAACTCTGGTTTTCCAGCAAGGTCCTTCTTGTGCCAACGCTTTAGGTCTTCTACATCAATGTCTCCGCTGCTAAGTTTTCTGTGTGACCAAAGGCCCTCACCCATGATAGTAAATACACGGTTACGAACTTCTGTCTCTGACATTTCTAGAGATATTACTAGTGGTGACTTGCCAGCCTTCCATGCCTGTACCGCAAAGTATAAGGCCATCCAAGACTTACCAATACCTGGATAGGCAAGAAACACTCCAAGCTGTCCTGGCATAATTCCAGCAGGCAAATAGTTGTCAAAACCTGCTAAGCCAGTCTTAATACCGACTGCGCCCAATGCATTTTGCCTTTGAACATTTTCATAGTATGCAACCGCATCTTCAAGGTCTGTTGCATCAATATCACGAATGGTTGAGGTGTTCTTTTTAAGGGTAGATGTTTTTGTAATTAGTTCTTCTAAGGCCTTGACTCCTTCTCCAGACTGAAGCTCTCCCGCCGCTTCACGGATAATGTCTTTAAGGCTATCGTTTAGATACTCAACCTGTAGCTCTTCTAGGTGATGCTTAGTTGCACCAATTCCATCTACTGGCTGAAAGTCACGAAACTTATCAACAACTAGATTTACTGGCGGTACGGACCCATTATTTTCAGAGTAGTTACGAATAAACTGCCAAATATCATTATGTGTTCGTAGCAGGTTGTCAACATTTGCCTGAAGCAATACGTGTATCTGCTTGTCTTGCAATACCGCTGTAATTAATTTAGATTCTGTATTATTCATTTAGCCACGCCTTAGCTGCCTTACGGCGCTCTGCTCTCTCTTCTAGGTCTCGTTTATAGTCTTGCCTTGCTTCAACAATCTTGTCAGCATAGTTGGCAAAGTACTTCCAGGTGGGAGCTTGTGCTGTGCTGAAATAATATTCTAGCAGATCATAGCAAAAAGGTAAAGTATAAGATTCAATAAGTGCGTCCGCAGCCCATTGCTCTACGTTTAAATTTAATAGTGGCTTTTCTTCGTACCTAGCAGTATGAAATTTGCTATAGCGTGAAAGCAAAGCCATTCGGTCTTTGCGTTCTACGGCCATTAGTCTTCCTGACTCTCAGCAATCTTTTCGGCCAGCTTAGCCTCTACATACTTATACACACGCTCAAATGCATCATTAGTCATTTCTCCATCTCTCTTGGAGTCTTCTACGCCAATATCAATGCGTAGCGACTGGAAGTTGCCCAGATTTAGTGTATAACCCAGAGATACCTTTACTTTTGTTTCGTCCATACCCATACCTTTTAATTAAATTGATTCTCCCCAAATAGGGATAAATCTTCCATCTTCGGTTCTTGTATAAGTCAGTATACCATCGCCCATGCGCCTTGTCAACTCCTGAGATGACGGCGTTATATCGTTAGTTATTAACTTGTCTTTTCTTGGTCTACCCATATGATAAGAAGCAAGTATATCACGAATTTCTCTTACCTGGGATTCTGAGTAATAGGACCTTACTTGCCACCCTCGTGCCCCACCCTTTTGGCTGCCAGTTGGAAAAGGAATGATTCCCCTTTTCATCAGGGATGGCATATACTTTTTGTGTCTATTGATAAGATCTGCAGTCTCCCCCACAGTAAAAGCTCTTTCACGACTCTTTTTAAAATCATTAATTAAACAGCTTTCAATTTGATCTTTTGTAATATTATAAACAGACATTATCCCATTTGATTTATTTAGGTGGTGAATTCTAACAAGGTGACCATTTAAGAACCAAACCTTTTTATTTCCAGGTATTACTGGTAATGAGTTGTAGCCTTCTTTTTCTATGCTACCCTTTTTGATAGACATTGAATATCCTTAGTTTGGGATGCCGACAATAATTAGGTTAACGGCCAAGGAAAGGTCTCCAGATGAATTAAACTTTACAATGCCATCTACCTTTGAGGTAGTTACATTTTTAATAACTACTGTAACATTCTTACCAGCTTCGGTAGCATTTCCAACTATTACTGGTGTTGCAGTTACAATTGGGGCATACTTAAATTCTCCTCCAGTAAAAGAGTAAGAAAAAGACTCCTCGTTTCCAGTGCTAACGGTTGCTCCAGACTTTACTGTAACGTATCCAGCTATTATTCTTGCCTCTGATGCCTTTACGCTTTGCTTAGATCCATCAGTATCGATTGTGACATATTTGTATGATGATGGTGAAATTTGGGATGACAGATTGTTTACTGCATTAGCGATGTCAGAAAGGTATGTTAGGTCTACTGGTTGACCTCGTTGTGGTAGTGGAATTTTAGCCATAGCCCATTATACCATTAAACTGTCTGAATGGCTGGACTATATACTCTTAGAGAGGTGTTTGTTCTAGATACTGGAACACTTTCTAGAAATATTTCAACGGTTAGCTGATTTGGCCTTAATGACTGGTCGACTCCATTAATTGAATAACTGTCTGGAATAATAAAGTTTGTTGTGTTTGTTTGTGATTTGCCGTCATATATCCAGTCGCCGTTGCCTGACCTACCCCACTTTATCCACACCTCATAATCCCTTACTCTTCCAAGAGATGTCTCGCCCTTTTTAATCTCTACCCTATCCCAAGTTGCAGTAACAATATCGTCTGTTTTTGAAAATTTTATTTGTCCAGGAATATATGTATATTGTGCATCCAATAGATATACTGGTGACCAATGTGAAACTCTGTTACGGTCTTCAGAGACTATTCTATATCTAACACCATACCCAGCAATTTCTGAATTAATAATGGGCAAATCTTCATTAAGAATAATTACTTTTTTAATTCCAAGATCTGCCATTACTGCACATCCATCGCAAATCTAAATTCTATAAGGTTAGTTGTGTTTGATAGCTTAGTTATAGTTTTTGAATCAATATTTTTAATTACAGAATATCCAGTCAGGCCGTATAGTGGATTTACAACAGACACATTATCTAGCCTTAAAGCATCTAGGAATACATAGAAGTCTTCTGATGGAGAGCCATTCTTTATTACCGATACATAAATTTTAGCAACGTCAACGGTGTTCCAAGTAAAGCCTGAGCTCTTATAAAGATCCTGAATCTCTTTGGAAGCAACCACATATCTATTGTTGTTAAAATTGTGCTGCCCTGCGCCAGTCCCATTTGCTAGATTTATTTCAAACCTAGCATACTGACCTCCAGGATCATTGTGTACGTCCGATGATGCAAACTCTAGCAATATTTTTACTGAATCTGGGGCTGCTCCATCGGCGTCCTTGCTAACTACAGAAAAGGCAAACTTTAGTTCATCTATAGGTGCATTTTTATTTAAATCAATATTTATTCCAGTTAGGTGTATATGGCTAGACCCTGCTGCTGGCTGCAGATGTCCGTCAACAACATTCAGTGTTGATGATGCGCCAGACATTGCAATCACATTATTCAGAAATCTGCAATTCTCATATCTTTCAATTCTTGAGTTATCTGTAAAAATTCTGTTATCTGCATTTGTTTGGAATACTGGCTTTTGATATACTGGATCACCAGCCACTTCTCCGTGTATTGCGTTATCTGAATAAGTTCCGTCTAGTGGTGCGTAAATTGTTGGTATTAATACTGCCGTAGTTGGATTATGATATTCCCAAGATTCGTTTTGTGTAAATGAGTAGATCATTTTACTGTCATATAGTCCAGCACTTGGGTTTGATCCTGCAGAGTATATTCCTACCTCACTTATTTCATAGCGCTCTTCTGTTGGTAGTTCTCCAGTAAATACAATTTTAGAAACACCGTCTTCATTTACATATCCACGAGAAGTAATTGGAACACGGAACATTTCAAAGTCTAGCCTCTCTTTTGATGAGTAGTCGCCCAACACTGCATCAGATGCCAGTGGGGTAGCCCCGCAGCCAACAGCAATATATGAAGCATAGGCTGGTGCTTGGCCAATTAAGTATTTGGCTAATATGTTTTTTCCAACATCAGTAATCATGAGACATCCTCTTCATATATTGTACCATTAAGCAGCTCTCCCCTAGTCACTATTTGTACCTCTACTTGCTCATCACTGGCCATGTTAATAACATTAATTATCAAATTTCCGCTTAGCTCATCTAAGTATACTGTTGGATATTCTGGAGCTGGGCCAGTGCCCTCTATTGGAATATGGGTTTCTAGCTTAATTGGAAAATTCTTAAAATATGAATCTAGCGTATTTTCTAGATTAATAATGTTATTAGAGTTATATTGAGAATTAATTTTTGATAAATTCTTTACTGGCCTATAAATGACGTTTTGGCCATTAACCATGTCATTTCTAACTATATTAATAATTTCCTGGCCACCGATATCTTCAAAAATCAAATCAGACATTAGCTCAATTGGCAAAGAATCATTATCTACCAGCATTATGTCTGGTCTGGCAATTTTAATTGCTGCGGTTGCGGGAGAAATTTTTGCTATCTCGGGCACGTTGGGTGTTGGCGATACCATCAAAACACCTCACTAAGATATAGTGTCATGTCTGGCCCATCGGAGGATCTTGAAAATTGTATGTTATAAACTACAAACCTGGTGTCGGAATTGGATATTTGACCAAAGTCTGTTTTTGCAGTATAGTCTATTTTTACAATATCTCCTAGTTGAATGGTTGGCATTGAAAATACCTTTAGTCCAACGGCTTTTCTTGGCTTCATCACCTTTGATATTATCCATCCCATTAAACTCTGAGCGTCATCATGGCTTTGAACATATGGAAGATCTAAAGAAAAATCTTTTTTGCCATAAGTAGATCTACTACTCTTAATATCTAGATATTCTTTTTCTACTATTAGTGGTGATTTAATTATTGAGTTACCGACTAATTCTGGATTTGATAAGTCGCTATTTTTGGAAAAGTACTCGTCAACAGTTAGTTCGTGTGGGGATGCCTGGGTAAAAGTTACACCTTGAATTCTTAAGTAGTTTCCACTAGAATCGTCTAGGCTTAGTGCAGTATCTGTTGCATTAAAAATTAAAAATTCTGCGCCATACGGACCAGCAATAAAACCAGAAGAAACATATCCCTTTAAATTATTATAGGTTGGCGAAAGCTTTGCATATAGTGCTGGATATGCCTTGTCATACCTTATATTGAAGTAAGCTGCTTCACGCATAATTGTGCCAAATTCTTCAAAATACATTTTGTAGTCTGGTGGCTCTGACGGCTTTATTCCAGACAGGTAAGTAGATTGAATCATTCCACTTATAGCATACTTTCTAAAAGACTCATCTACATTTATTTCACTATCTTCAAAAACTGCGTTGACTGGAGTATCTAAAACATAGCCAGTGCTTTTACTGTAATTGTTTGTAATAGCATAAATATTTTCAAACATGCATCTTGCTGAGCCACGAACAAATAGTGCCATATTATTATATATTGGCAAAGGGTCATTGTCGTCTACAGTAGCTATAAGGCTGTTGTTTATGTATAGAAAAAATCTTCTGGTTCCAGCTATTGTTTCATATTCTACTGCCAAATCGTATACCGTAGTGACATCTTCTGAAGTTATTCTTGACTGGCCAGTAAACTTTCCACTGTCTACAACTATTTGAGTTAGACCAGCCCAAAGTCTTACTGGTATTGCTTCAGAACTAGGTGTTGTTCCAGTTGCGGCAGATTTTTTTATCTTGTAAAAAATAACATTATAAATATTTTCTGATTCAGTATAGCTGCTTGGATCATTTTCTGTTAAAGCAGCAATCTCAAAATAATAGCCGTTATTTGTTTCTGGATTAAGCATAACTGCAAGTCCCCCAGAAGCTGCATTAACACTAATATTTTGATCTGGAGATGATCCATTTACAATGTAGTACGAGGTACTTCCAATAGGGGTCTGACCACGATTCTCATTATTTTCTATTCTGCCTATAATTCTCATTCTTGTGCCAAAGTGTCTAAACTTTTCAGTTAGTGGCTTATATACATAAGATATAAAATCTTTTGGTAGCGGCCTTTCTGTTGTTGCAAAAGCTGGACCATTCATTACTAGTGCGGAAGACTGAATTGTTCCAGATTGAGTAGAGTATAGTCTTGCCAAATCTGTCTCGTTAACATAAGAGCTACTCATAAAGTTTTTAATTAATCCACTACATGTAGTTTTAGCAGCAAGAATATTGTTGACTCCTGCAGCACCTGTGGTTGTAGATGGAATCTCCTCATCACTAAAAAGATGAGAAGACTTCATTGAACAACCTCTTAGATTTTTAGGATCTGCCCAGTAGGGGTCTAGCCCAGCTCTATGCTCTACAACCTTTGTTCCAAACTGACCTCTGCCATGCTTTGCAATACTTTCTGGTACTGTTATTCCATTAATAATTTTATAGTTTGGCTCTGTATAAATTCTGACCAAACCTGTAGGGTATATCTTTCCGTTAAAAGATATTTTGGAAAAATAGTTTTGATATTCTTCTACGCTTGATATCCAAACATTGTTGTCGATAAAGCCCAGGCCAGTTGACTCAGACCCAATCACAGAAGGAACGTTATACTGTACTGCATCAAACTTTATTATTTCTCCATTTGAGTAGAAGTAGCCGTTATACCTACTCAGCCAATAAATGCCTTCGCCAAGATCCATAATATTATTTTGAACCTTATTGTTGGCCACATAAGGTATTTGTGCAGACAGGTCAGAGTTGAGTGGAATAGCGCTTAAAACATAAGACGACTGATTTGAAATCTCGTCATTAATTGACTTTGTGTTTTGTTCTCCCGCCACTTCCCAAAGCAGTACTGGCTTATAGGTCCAATCTTTTTCCCTGTCTACTATAAGGGCTTGGCCTATTGACCCATAAGTTTTTTGAATGTACCTGGTTGTATATGTAATTTTTCCATCATTATAGACCTTATTTTCATCTGACGATACCTCGACTATATTTGAAGAGTTAATAATTCTATCAAAATCGCCTGCCACAGCCCAGTTATTTTGATTAAAAGAGAAAGACCATACATAAATTTTGTTTTCTGAAAGAACTAAAAATCCACCAGGCTGCCTTGATGAGGGCAGCTGGTCTACATGGTTTACAGAGCCAGCATACAGGAACCTGCCACCAGTGGTTGAAACAATAATATCGTTTCCGTATAGCGTTATATCAGTAGCCCTGTCAGATTCTGATGGCATAATGTATCCCTTTGTCATCATAACAAAGTTGTTATACTCATCAAAAAACATAGCGGTTTGGGTCGATAAAGCTATGTCGCTAAGAACCTCTGCTACAGTTTTGTCTGGGCCTATAAAGAAACTTGGAATTATTGGATCTTTTTCTTCTGGTGCCCTTTTAAATACATAATTTGAAAATCCAATATTGTCTAAAAGCAAAGATACAGCGTAGCTGACTGAAGCATTTTGAATAAATATTTGTGGGGCGGTTAGAGACTCAAAATGAAAAAACATATCTCTTAATTCAACGTTTACCAATCTATCTGCATTATTAATTTTAGGTAACGTGTCAGAGTATAGAGTTTTAATAGGAATAAAATAATCATACCCGTTTACATCTAAGACAGACTCGTAAAATTTTATTTGCATTGTTCTATTGACATAATCTTTTATGATACTTAATGGATTGTTGGAATTAAACACTTGCTCTGGGTCAAATAGCGATAGTGAACCAGTTGAGGCAAGAAGTTGACCGACTGGCATTCCACTAATTCCTAGATCCGATGCTGACTTTGTCACAACATAATCTTTTGTGATATCTGATATATCAGCTACTAGCCTAGGCGACATTTCAATTAGGTCAAAGGTTGAGTCAAACTTATTCATAGTTTCTACTACAAGCCTTATTCCTGAGATGTACTCTAGTTCTCTGTATCTAAGATAACCAGTTCCAGGATCTATGTATGATAATGGAGAAGACATTTTAGTAACAAAGTTTGTCAGGGTAGTAACATCTTCGCTATGCAAGTGCCAGTCGTATGTTGGAATAAAGTTTTCAAATAAGTCTGAGTCCGAATTCCAAACATAATATGTTCCAATACTTAAATCATTTTCTTTTACAAGATAGGCATGTCCGTCTACAGATGCTGTCGGCAAACTATTAACTCCTGAGAGTACTGCAATTTCTTTAAAGTTATTCTGATACTTTTCTGGAATAACCAGACCGTAAGATAGCTCTACATACCCATCCTGAGATATAACTGGAGTTCCGTCTGGTCTAGTAGACATTTGATTAAATGATTTTGCATCTACCCAGTTGCCATCTTTTAGTGTTTGCACCTTCCATTTTACTGGGGTGGTCTTATTTAAATCTCCAAAAAATGGATCGGGGAATGACCCAGAAGAGTCTGAAAATGGACCAAGGTCAACGCTTCCAACATTTGTCTGCATTTTAATTATTAGTCTATTTGCAGGAACTTCTTTTTTATATACAACATATGGGGCTGCGTCGTCTATATAGAATTGACCATTTACCTGATGGCTTGCGACCCCTCTTTCAATGCCGTCTTCAGTTCTATACGATGTCCAATATTTAAAAGTATCATTTTTGTCTGACATGTAATATCTTGGCCTGTTCGCCATTTCAATGTTGGTGTGATGACTAAAGTTGTTGCCAAAAAATCTAAGCTTGTTTATTCCAGATCTTGGTCTAAACTTTTTGAGACAGTCTTCTAAAGAATATAAAGATTTTTCTTTTTCTCTAATTGACTGAAAGGCTAGAGGCTCTTCATTATCTTTTAGGCCACCATCAATTGTTATGTCTGAGTCTGTTGCACCAGTATAAAAATTACCAGAATCGTTTATGTCAAAGCTGCTAGGGATGGTGCTGTATATTTCATTAGAGTCTGCAGTTGGCCTATATCTATAATTTCCCAATGCTTCTACATTGTCTAAATAATTTAAGTTCCACTCTGCTAAAATTAGAGACTGGGATCTTATTGTTGATGCCGTCTCTAGATGTTCTTTTAGTTGATCATCTACAAACACTTAAACCTCTTCCAGAGTCATGGATATGTTCCAGAGGTCGTGATTGCTTCCGCCACGCTTAACAACTGAGTAGTTAAAGTCCGTAATAAACATTTCTAAAACATCATTGTATATGCCTAGTTTATTGTACGCAGACTCAGAGTCTCCAAAATTTTTATAATTATCATAAGCTAAAAATACCCAGAACGAGCCCTTATGCTGGTTATACCACTCAAGAATCTCTGCCCCGCCAGCTCCACCGTCAGTTGTGTATGAGGTGTCCTGTGAGTTAGGCTTGCCAGAGCTCACATTATCTGATCTACCAGAAACCGCATCGAATGCTGGTAACTGAGAAAATGACCTAGATGGCAACATGTCCCACGAAACTGATAGCGTAGCCTTGTCTGCAATATGATAAGAGCGCATTCTGCCATTAATCATTCTTTCACGTTTTTCAATTCTTATTGATCCAAAATCTAGCGCTTTTCTATTATCATCTGAAAGTATTAAGAAGCTATTTAGTGGCGAATCGTCTGTGACTGTTTCTTCATCTACGCCTATTTCATATCCAATTGGAAGTATGTTTCCGTTTGAAATATAGCCAGAGTTTTCTGAAAAAAGAATAGCCTGTGGCCTATGGTATCTTTTTCTTCCAGTATTGGAATCTACACCATATAGATATCTTGAAGTTGCCATTATAGCCTGTTTCCTCTTATTCTCTGTGAATCAATTTGTTTAATTTGAGTCATTACGCTTCTAGCAATTTCATCTGCATTTGCATCTGACTTAACATTTACGTTCAACTCATAATTATACACCGAACTGCCCTGGTATGTTCCATTATTTATGGCCTTTAGGTTATCTACCCCGAAAGAGTCTACGGCATACTTCTTGACCACAAACTCTCCTGGCGTTAGCATTGCTGGGACTGTGTCTGTGCCAAATGATGAGAAGTCAATTAGACCTCCAGAAGCCTTCTTTGTTGGAATGGTAATTTTTGATCCAGAGTATATAAGATTAGGATTTGTTATCTTTGGGTTAGCAGTCAGTAGTTTTGCTACAGTCGTGTTATTTTTACCAGCAATTCCAGAAAGAGTGTCTCCAGGCTTAACAGTATATACTACTGGCTTTGGTTTTGGTGGTGGTGGTGGAGGTGTGGGCGGCTTTTCACCTGGTGGCGGTGGAGGCTTTGGAGCAGTCCCCTCTGCGATTGCGGCGTTAGCTAAAGCCTGGGCAGCAGTCAGAGTTGTCAAATATGCAGAGGCAGAAGCTTCCGCCAAATCAACACTGATCTTTAACTGATCCCACTTGTTTTTTTCATCATCTAGCGCATCTAGCTTTATGTCTCTTGCAACCGTTGCTAGTCGTATTGACTCTTTGGCTGGCTCAAGCCTAGATTCTTCTATTAAGAAAATTTCTTTTTCAATTTTTAGAATGTCATCTTCAATTTGTTTTCTGGTTTTCTTAACTCCGTTTACCGTAGCGCTTAGAGCTCCGAGCTCTGTTTCTCTAGATTTCTCAATCAGGTCTCTCTGTGTTTGAGAAGACTCTTTAGCCTCTAAGCTTCTAAATTCTTGTGCTGCTTTCGCTGCTGCAGCTATGTCACCACGAGAAAGAGCTTCCGCAAGTCCAAGCTGAGCCTTTTGCGAGTTGGCTATTCTTTCATTTGCTTTTTCAACTTTATCTAGGGCTTCTAGTCTTTCATCATAGGTTTTATTTATGGCATCTTCTTGCCAAGTAATTTGCTGTAGACCTGCCTGAAGGTCATCCAGTCCGCCAGGCTGATTTACCTTCTTGTCAATGTCTGCCTGCGCAGACGATACCGCATCATTAAAAGGATCTGTCGCAATATCAAACTCGACCTGTATGGTTGCTTCCTTAGCATTAATCAGGGCCATCTGTGCATTGTAGGTGTCATCAAACTTCTCTTGCATCGTCCTTGCTGACTCTACTGCTGCCTTTTCTTGCTTATACAAACTAATGGCTTCTCTTATTGCCTTGTTTTTATCCTTTATTGCAGTATTTGATTTTATTGCAGCAATGGCTTCAGCTAGGCCTGAGTCTCTGGCTGCTTCGGCGGCTTCCTTATAAGACATTGTTGTAAGGCTTAGAATTGTTTTTCTAGCACTAAGTTCTCTATTTATAGCACCAATAGACTCTCTAACGCCTCTTTCAAAGTTTCCCAAGGTTACTGCAGCAAATAAGTTTTGTAAGGCCTTTCCAGAATCTTTTAGCTTTACAACACCCTTGTCGATGCTCATAAATCGTTTTTGATCTGCCTTATCGGCATCTGCCATAAATCTTATAAACTCTTCGCTGTATCCCTTTAGGCTAAGCTGTTGCTCAATACCACTAAAGCCAGTAAAGTTTTTACCAGTTTTTAGTAGAGACATTAGCTCTGTTATTCCACCCTTGGCATCCACAGAAGCTCTTCTAACATTCTGAAGCTTCTTTAATAGTTCGTCTAAGACATCTGCCTTTTTACTTCCGCCATCTTCTTCATCTGGATCTGGGTTTGTGTTTGTGTTGGTGTTTGTATTCTCTTGGCCATCGGCAAAGAATTGTGCCCTAGCTGCTGGCATCAATGAGGTCTGTACTGAAATGGTAGCATTTGCCAAAGCAGGATTTTTTGATATATAGTATGCCCAGATTGCTGCGTCACTAGCTTTTCCAATTACATAGTCGACCATTACCTGGTAGTTAACCTTATTGTCTCCACCCGTAAGAACATCCCAGTTTGCAAGCATTTCTTGTAGATTTGCTTTTTGTACAGCATCCATTCCTGGATTATTTGCTATATAGTTTGTTACAATTTCTCTTGTTACTGGCTTACCCTTAAGTCCTCCAGTTGCCTGCAAGAAGGCACTAACATCTTGAATTTTCTTTGCTCCATTAACATTTAGGTCTACTGTGATGCCATACTCTGCCTGCATATTTGCAATTTGGGCGAGGGCTTCCTGGTCTTCCTTAAAAGTCTGTGGATTTTTATTTATATAGTCTAGAATTACTCCATAGTTTTTAGAAGATACCCCAGCCTTTCCTATTAGCTGAAGAAGCTGGTTGGCCTCTGCGGTTCCTTGGGCAGATGTAATCAGATTAAAGTTTGTCTCAATTGTTTTATCTTCCGCTGCTGCATTTGCTAGGTTTAGTGCAGCCATTGGAGAAAACTCTCCAGATGCTAAGCCAAACTGTACTGTTGCCTTAAATGTATTAAACTTTCCGTCTGTTCCAGTGGTTGGCATTGCTGCAAGAGCATCTTTTGCCATGGTTGCCGAAAGCTTTAGAGAGCCCGTTGCATCTTTAAATCTTTCATCAATTGCCGTTCCTATAGAAGTATTAAAAGATGAGCCCATTGCTTCTGCTTGCTCAATTAGCCCACTAAAAACTTGTTCGTTTGCCTGCTTTTGACCAGCGATTGCAGAATTTCTATCTCTAATTTTTTGAGCAATCTGATCTTCTATTTCTAACTTTTCTTTATCAGTTTTTGCAATTTCTTTTTTAAGCTCAAGCTCTTTTATTTCTGTATTGTATCTGTCATTTAGAGAGTCTAGCAATCCTTGATTTTGTGCAATCTGCTCAACACCCAAAGAAACCGCCAGACCTCGTGCCTCGTTATTTTCAGCTTCCTCTGTAAACTCAGTCCATGCATTTAGACCAGCAGCTATACCGCCAGCTGCTGCGACGACTCCTCCAGCAATAGTTCCTACTGCAGCACTTAGACCAAAGGTAGCTGGAGCAAGCGCCAGGCCAACGCCAGCAATAGTTGCTCCTGCTGCAAGCAAAGATGTAGTTACTGTCTGTAGGTCATTGGTGGCATTATCAGAAACTACAGACTGAGCATTTTCAAAAGCTGATAGCTGTTGATCACTAGCCTGCTTTTGAATTTCTAAAGAAATCTTTAATGGGTCAGTTAAAAGATTTTCACCATTTCTGCCGTAAAGGGCTGTAAGGTTTCCAACTATATTTGCAGAAATAGAATAATCTTGAAGCTTTTCTCCTAGAGCTGCGGCAATTGAAGCTGCTTGCTCTTGAGTAACAGCGCCTTGCAAAACAGCATAAGAAAGTTGGTTAGAAAAGTTTTTAGCAATTTCTTGATTGCTTTGACCACTCTTGGTCATTGACTCTGCATCTGTAAGTAAAGACTTTCCAGCCTCAGACTCTAAAAAGTTTTGTCCATAGTATCTCTTTTTTGCAGATTCTCCAGTTAGCTGGTCGTCTCTTACTCTTATAGCCTCTTGGCTAGAAGTAACTACGCCGTTTAAGGAAGCAAACTCGTCAAGCTTTTTATTGGTCATAGACATTGACTTGCCCATCTTTATACCAGCTTTTGTTGCTTCGTTAGCCTGAATTATTAGGTAGGCAAAAGCCCCAGCAACGGCTGCCAAGCCAGCCACAACCATTCCAGTCTTGCTTGCAATCATAGGCAATACCGCAGAAAGCATCATAAGTGGCATGGCTACCTGGCCAGCTACATCGGCTCCTGGAGCGCCTGACATTCCGTACATCATTGCGCCCATTCCTGCAACGCCACCTACTGCTGCAAGTTTTCCAGCCACTGCTCCTGAAGTTTTTTGCTTTGGCTCTGCCCCTGCGGCAGCAGCGTTATTTTTGTATCTAGCCTCTGCCTCTTCTTTAGAAATTTTTCCTTCGCCCTTGGCGCCTACAAAGTATTGTCTACCGTTCTTGTCGGTTTTTGTTTCTACACCGTTATCAAACTCTCTACCATTTTTACTAACAACTGTTGCGGTTCCACCATTAAGCCATGAAAGAGCTTTTCCAACTGTTGCAGAATTTCCAATAGCATTTCCAATAGAAGTGCCTAGAATCTTAGACCTTCCAAGAACCTGTCCAAGACCTTTTCCAATAATTTCTGCAGCACGGTCACTGAAGCCACCCCCACTAGAGTTTCCAGCTGCTCCAGCCCTACCCTTAAAGTATCCTGGAACGTTTCCAGAAATCATAGAACTAATTAATGGACTATACTTCTTTGTCATCTCAGCAGGGATTACCGCCTCTCCTGGAGACAGCATCGCTGGAATTACATCGCCAGCACCCTTTGGACCAGGAACGCTAACTACCCCGTCCTCAAATCCAAATATCTTGGCCATAATTCCAGAACGCTGGCCACGCACTGGAATCTTTAATCCCTGTGCTTTTAGGGCTGCTCTGATAAGCGGAATAGCCTCTGGGTTTTTTGTAACAATTTTTGAAATTTCTCTTAGATCAAATCCACCTGGGGTATAAGTCTCTATATAAGGGATTCCTGGATTTGATATATATGCCTGATTTCCCCACTTGTCTGGTGGACCAGACTTGTAGCTTGTTCCAAATTGGTGAGAAAGTGTTGACTTTAGATTACCAGAATCTCTACCAAAGTCTTTTGCACCGTAAAGATTTTGTAATTGTGGTGCGTATTTACCACTAAATCCTTGTGGAAACTTAAGGTACTGATTTAATATGTCATTACCATAAAATTTTGATCTACGGCCAATAGAGCGTTTACCAATTAGAGATGTATCTCCGTACAGATCTAGATTACTATTTAGGGGATTAGTAACATCAAGGAACTGTTTACCAGTTAGTCTTCCGAACAACTTGGCAAGAATTTTAGCAGCTGGACTAACGGTTGCTACGGCACCATATGTTGGCCTATCTAAAGAGTTGGCTCCATATGGAATTCCAAATACATCGCTCTCAAGCTTGCTTCTTTGCTGCTTCCCATACTTATTTTCTGATCCCCTACCAGCTGAAGATCTATTCTTTGTAAAATCTGCACCATATCCAGTATCAAAGGCAGTCTTGTACTTGGTGTCACCCTTGCCCAGCATTTCAGTAAGCATGTCGCTAGGCATTCTAGTAGAAACTCTAGATTTTTTGAGCAACTCAGATAGCAGTTTTGATTGAGTTGTTGACTTTGCTATACCACCAAAACGTGCTCGTACGCCAAAAAGTCTTGCTATCAATCCAGCTTTTCCAGTTGGAACACTCTTGGCCGTGGAGCCAAGAATTTCAGACATATTAAACGTTTGAGCACCCTTGGTAGCTTTTGCTGCTTGCTTAACAACTTCTTTTTTAAGCTCTGGAGTTTTTAGAGTTTTATTATTAGCATCTTTAATAATTTTTGAAACATCTTCTTTACTTCCATCACTAGCAGATAGTGACAACATAAGCTTTTTGGCTTCATCTTCTGGCAAGGTTTTAAACAGATTCTTAATTGCGTCTCTGTCAGCCTGAGATGCTTTAGTTTTCATAGAATTCTTTGTAGCCCAGGTATCGGCTATCTTTGCAAAGCTCATTAACCTTTTTCTAGTCTCTGGAGATCTTAGCTGTTTCTGAGTATCTTGATATTTAATGTATGGGTTAGGAAGATTTGTTCTTCCTGACTTTTCAGACCCTGGAACTACTGGGCTAGTCTTGGCTCTGCCAAAAACATTTGCCTTTCTAATACTTTCCTTTTCGTCAAACTTTACAATCTTTTTCTCTGCCTCGTCTTGAGCCTTTACAAAAATATCTTGCAACTGTCTTTCAGAAAGGGCTTTTGACTTAGAGTTTGAAATCATTGATCTAAAGGTTTTATCCAAGTCCTCTAGGTATTTTGTAGTTGTTGAATCACTGACCTTTCCAACCATACCATTTTTAACAAGGTAATCCATGTTTGGAATTAGGCTGCCCCCAGAAAGTGCCTTTGTTTTTGAAAGCTCGTTAAGAATACTAGTGACATCTTTTACAGCTCTTTTATCTGTAAAAAATTGATTAAATGTTTTGGTCAGCATTCCAGCTGTTTGGCTATTTAGTCTAACTTCTTTAGATATTCTTGAAATTATTGACCTATCTACCATAGATTCTTTTATAATTCCTTGCTTAATCAAATCATCAATTTCAGCATTCATGATCTGCTTGGCCTTATTAGAACTTAAGACATCTGTTCCAGGAGACATGTGAGAAGCCTCTAACAAGAATTTTGCAGGAAATGATATAGATGGGTCTGCAACACTATACTTGAGCTTTGCAGGCTTGCCGCTCTCATAACCAGGAACATTGCCGCTAATCATAGAGTTGATTAGTGGACCATATTTTTGAGCCATCTTTGTTGGAATAACTGCTTCCCCTGGTGAAAGCATGGCTGGGACAACATCGCCAGCGCCCTTTGGACCAGGCACAGAAACAACTCCAGTTTTATACTTCTTAACATTTGGAGTCTTTGGTAAAGTTTTTCCTCCAGCCCCAAGTGGAACACCTAAAAGCTTTGATTGGGCGATAATGGCCCTACCATAAGCAGAAGCTAGATTATTTACAGCACCAGTTTCTGAAGTAAAAGTTTGAATAAGTTTTGCATGTTTTTGATCTAGTGAGGATGCGACTGCGGCTGCTTCAAGCTGTTGCTGGGTCAAATATTCTGTCTGAGAGCCAAGAGTGTTGGACTGTCCACCCAACCCAGAAAATACATTTCGAAGCCCTGCAAAAAGTTTTATAATGTTTGCTGCACCGTTAGCTATTAGACCAAATGTCATTAGCAATATTGGACCAATTCCAGCAACAACAGTTGTTATAAGCACCGTAAACTGCTTAGCTCCATCGCTCATTTCATTAAACTTGTCTAAAAAGCCCTTTACAAATTCAACAATAGGGGTTACAGCCTTTAGGAATGCCTCTCCCAGTGGAACCAGGGAAACCCTTATATCTTCAACAGCTTTTTTAAACTTGTACATTGGTGAATCTTCAATACGCTTTAGCTCTCGCTCAGATAGTATTGCAAGCTCTTCTGCTGTAGACGAAGATAGCTTTAAGACTCGCTCTGCCTGCGTACCCTCTTTTACAACGTTCTGGAATAGTGTTGATAGTCTTGAGAACTGAAACTTTCCAAATAGTTGCTCAATGGCTCTCGACCTATTTAGTGGGTCTAATGTATTCAGGGCGTTGGCTAGCTCAATAACTGTGGCAGTTACATCTCCTGCATTAGAGTCTACAATTTGTTTAATATTTACACCCAGGCTAGCCAAGAACTAGTTTTTTCCGCTGGATTAATCATAGATGCAAGACCAGACTTGAGTGCGTTTGCACCTTCAGAGGCGTTGATTCCACCTTCTCGCATGGCAGTAAGGAAGAAGGTTAGGTCTTCAACGTCTCCTCCAAGCTGTTGAATAACTGGACCAGCTTTTGGAACTGCAATTGTTAAGTCTTCAATAGAGGTTACAGTTTGGTTTTCAACTGCGTTAAGGAAGTTTATTTTACCAGTCAGGTCTTCTGCTGCAAGACCGAAGGCGTTGGTCAGAGATATTGTTGTTTGTAGAGCCTGGTCTTGTTCTACGCCACCAAGAACTGCGAGCCTTGTTGCCTGGCCTACCTGGGCTAATAGGTCTGCCCCCATCTGTCCCATAGCTGCAGCGTCGGCTGCCATCTTCATTGTTTTTTCTGCAGCAACGCCATATTTTGTAAACTCGTTTGCCAACTCTTTAATCTGAACGACCATCTTGTCTGTCTCAGAAGATGCTGTAAATGAGTCTCCATATACACGCTTAAATCTAATTGCCTGCTCTTCCATTTCCATGAAAGTTTTTGCCGCAATAGTTCCTATGTATGCAAGAGGAATAGAGAATCCAACCATGAGCTGGCGGCCAGCCCACTGAGTATTTTTACCAAAATTTAGTAAGTTGGTAGATCCCTGTTTTACTAGCTGGTTGAAGATCTGCTGTTTTTGAGCGGCCATCTCAGTTTTTGTAGCCAGGTTATTCATATCCAAAGCCAAAGGCCGCACTGCTATGGCTTGAAGAGATCCATTTGCATTACGGCCCAGCTTTGTGAACTGAGTTTGAATAGTCTTTACTCTTTCACGAGCAACCTTTTCAATTGTGTCAAATTCATTTCTAAAAAGTTTACCAAAAGTTTTACTGGCTCCGCCCGCATAGCGGAAATACTCGCCTAGGCCAAGCTTATTTTTTTCTAGCCTATTTGTAAAATTTTCTGTAGTACTAGTTATATTTCTTACATTTGCAGCAAACTGACCAGTAGCATTTATATTATTTAATAGATTTCGCTGAACGTTTTCTGCAGCACGTGCTTGAGCTGCTCCACTTTTCAGTAGCTGCGCATTAAGGGAAGCAACCTGCCTCTGCAGATTCTTAATCTCTGCGATACCAATTTTGGTATCAACATTTATAATTATGTTTGACTGTATGTTTTCAGCCATACATCCGCACTTCCCTTTTTAACTATTTAATAGATGTTGGAAGAAATGCTGTGTTTCCAGATGCCTCTTCAACAATCTTATATACTGTAGGCAAGTCAAGAATTTCTTCTAGCTTTGCCTTGTCTTTTGCAAGATCGGGGTTAAATTGCTCCATAGCAATCATCACGCAATCCAGTAGTAAGTCCATGGACTTGTCGTTGTCTTCTGCCACATCCTGAATCGCAACAAACTTTTTCATAAAAGTTCTTAGTAGCGAAATCTTTAGTGGTCGAACTGTTAAATCTGTTCCATCAAGTAGCTTGATTACTTTTTCTTCACTTATTGTAGTTGCCATTATTTTTTCCTCTCGATAATGCTTGTCTAATTATATCACAGGGGGCTTTTGTTTTTTCTCAATTTTTTCATAGCCTAGCCCCATACCAATTCCAAATCCAGCCTTGGCAGCATTAACACCCTGAAGAGCTGTAATGTCATTGGGGTTACTTGTTCCTCCACCAGAAAATACCCTGGCTTTCATCTTTTCCCAGGCATCAGAGTCATTTTTGCCAGAATGCTTGTCGAGATCTATTCCCTGAATAGATGCCTGAAACTTTTTATCTGAGTATTCTAGTTCTCTTTTTGCAGTTAGTGTTGCAGTTAACTCTGACATAGAAAGCGACATCTCTAGGTCCTCGTAGTCTTTCCAAATGCCAAGCAAAAATACCTCTGACTCTAACTTCGCTAAGTCTAGGTCATCCCAAGAAGCCCCACTGTCTTCTGCCTGTTTCTTTACAGTTTCTTCAGTTTTTTCTTGATTTATTTTAATACCAGCTGCAATGTTAATTATTTTATATATGGTCTGAAGATCAAAACTATCGCCTACATCGTCTATTGTTTTTATTTCTGGATAATACTGCTGCATAGCTATTCTTGTGCAATAGAGCAATCTTTCTATAGCACCGTCATCGTCTTTAGCTAATTTAACAGTTTCAAATTCTTCTAAGAACATTCTTAGATATTTTATCTTTAGAGGGGTTATATATATCTCTACCCCGTCTATAGTCTTTATGACTTCAGAATCATATATTTTAGTGGCCATCTTATAAGTATACCAAATACAAAACCGCCCAGCTATTAAACTGGACGGTTCTGCTATTAAGTTGTTATTTAGTTATTACGATACCAATGATAGGGTACGATCTACGATCTTACCGTATGATGCATCGTCGTTAGGTAGCAGACGGAATGAGACCTCAAACATTGTTGCCTCATCGCGCTTTGCCGATACTGTAACACTCTCAATTGAAAGTGCACGGTATGCAACGTAGATACGCTCTAGTGAGCTTCCTACTGCACAGTCACCTGTACCTGGACCAACTGCAACTAGACCACGCTCAACTGGACATTCTCCAATGTCACCAGCTGAAAGATTTAGGGCTGGGTTACCAGCACCGAAAGATCCGTTTGGAACGTTTGCTAGATCTGAGTCCTTACCTGCAAGAGAGAACAACAAGTTCTCTAGTGTAGATTCAGCAAATGTAGTATTCAGGTTAACCTGCATACCCTGCTTGTATAGCTTGGCTACGTCTAGAACCTGATCAACCTGTACCTCACCAAAATCAGGCTGGAACTGAATCTCCAGACCGTTCATGGTGTATCCGACGTTACGGAAATCTGCATCTGCTGACAAGGTTGTCTTGTAAGATACATCTTCAGTTAGCGTTGGTAGGTCTGCATCTGTTAGCGTACCTGCTTCATATGTCCATAGTGCTGCTGCTCCAACAATAATGTTAGAACTTGAACCACGTGTATATGCCATAATTATTTCACCTCTTTTTCTTTAGAATAATAGGCGTGTTTCCTCAAGTATAAGTATACCAGCCTTTATTGCTATAGTGCTGTTCCGTTGTATGTTTCTGGCGGAACTAGGATATCGTTGTTTTGGTTAGCATCGCTATTGAGAATTGTAGCCTCATCTCTGGCTGCCTTGTTATATCCGACTGTGTGATAGCAATAATCAATAATTATCTTATTTCCAGCAAAGGTTCTTGCTGTTCCAAAATCAATAATGTCCCTGGTTTCTTCTAGCTGATATATTTTTATATCGTGAAAGTATACTAACGGGTACTCGTCGCCCCTGTCGTCCAGCAGTGGATTTGCTGAAGCTTGTTTATTTTTAATCCATTCGTTTACCTCTTGGGCTGACTCGTCTCCACGATCTAAAAGATCCTGGACAATCTGTGAGGTTTCAATTAGGGCCACTGGGTCGCCGTGCATTTTATAAAAATAGTACAGTAGCTGCTCATCTTTAATATGAGGGAATGCTCGCCTTCTCATCTTAAACATTCTGTCATATACCGCAAAAACATCATTTGCAACATCTGGAAATGTTTCTGTCAATGAGTTTATATCTGTAGGAAGTGTAGGGAAAAATCTCATTGTATCTTTTGAAAATCTACCAAGGCCCAAGGCTGCTGGAACTTTCTCTGATAAATAAGCATTTATAAAAATTGGTGGGTATGAAATTGCCATGTTAAATTATACCAGCCTTTGCAATCCACTGTTTCCCAATAGAAATGCCAAGGGCACGTCCTCCAGACTTTCCTTTAGAAAAATTCTTTTTAAAATCTATTGGATTTTCTAAATATGATAAAATGCCAGTTGATGCTAAAAATGATTGTTTAAAGTAAAGATTAAAAAAGCTATCAAATACTCTTTCGTACTCGCCCTGTACATTACCTCCAGGATTCGTCACAGTAACTGGCGAAGAGGTAAAAACATCTTCTCCATCAACATTAAAGGCTAAAACTCTATTTTTAGGAACTATTGTTACTGGAATTCCGTTTTCCATAATTCTGGCCTTATCGTAGAAAGGAACTCTGGAACCATCTTTAATACTTCTTGATTGTTTAAATTTTGAATCAAAGGATAGTCCAACCCCATTTACGGCATATCTAATATCAAATAATCTTGCCTCTGGAGACCCTGTCTGATTCCATTCATAAACATGGTGCAATAACTCTGAAGATACTCTGGCATTAGAGTCAATATATTGTTTTAGTGATTCTAGAACTGTAAGGCCAAAGCCCTTTAAAAACACTCCCTGCCCTTGCTCTACTCCAGTCAAAAATCCTACACTATAACCCATAAGGTTATTCATTTGTTTTTTAAATTTCTTATTATTTACTTTAACTGAAATCATCACACATCTACTGCCTGGTTTTCTGATCTGCGCAAAATAACCTTATAATATTCTACAGCCCCAAAAGGACCAACAAATGGCTCTAACGTTGCTACTTCAAATATTGTTGCCTTTCCAGATCTTGGACCAGAAGTTTCAATGTAAACTTGCTCAGAATTTCGATCTTTAATATTGCTTACAACAATATTGGTAATGGCATTTTTTGCATTTTTAGAAGATATTCTAATATCTGTTTTAAGTCTTCCAAGCAATATGGACTCTTGAGTAATATTTACATTTGGAGTAACTTCTTCTTT